CCCACCGTCCCCAATCCATCCCGTAATCTTCTCGATCACGGAGTGGAGCCACGTACCGCCCCCAAGAAGGGGCAATACGCCGTTTTCTCTTGTACCGCGGGGTGTCAGTTCTAACACCTATCGCACAAGAGTTAACCGACCCCTGCAAGAAGCTAATCAATAACCCGGAAGGGTTAAAGACGCGCCGCCGCTGAGACCTTGGTACGACAATATAACTATCATATAACAAAATTCGGGGGACATGGGCACTCAGGCACGTGTAAACGTAGCTTTGAGTGTCTTTGTCCTTGTCCCGATTTGTCATTGTGATAGGAACTTGGATACCAGCATCTCGATTCTCCCACGGAGGAACAGGCAAGTACTTCAGTTTGTATGAAATACGGCCTATCAGCCTTCTAAGAGAGATCCCGGTCCTTGTTTCGAACCGGAGCAGTTGGTTAATTGCAGAGTAACGAGCGGCATCGGTGTCTAGCCTCTTTAGATAGATACCTCTTATATCGGTACCTAAATAGAAGTCAGATCCGCATGACTCTCTGAATGGTCCTTCAACAAAGGACTTATCAGTATTAACGGTAAAACCCAAGATGTCTAATAGTAAGATGACATCCCGCTGGATTTCAGCGGGACATATTATGTCATCTCCAAAGACACCCCAGACATTACCGCAACCTGCGTCGCCTAAGGGTATTCCCCTAAAGCGAGCGCAGGCACTGACGACAGCACAGAATATGATTGTCTCTAAAGGAAAGGTATAACCATTCCCCATCGACGAGAGCATATGGAGCTGTACAGTCCCCGTATTGGGAACCTGCACCTCAGGACAGCGCAGTAACTCAAGCCACCGGACAAAATCCGGGGGAAAGAGCTGCCGCACCATCGTGAGAGAGATAGAATCAGACGCCGATGATAAATCGAGCGTTACTAATTTATCTGTGAGGCTACCAAGGCGGGCAAGATCTCTATTCTTAAACTGCTGAGTCTCAAGGTCGATGCCAAATCGATTCTTGAGCCGGCGGTTGAGGTGTTCGGCTAAGCCAAGTTGAAAGTATGTATTCAACGTTGGTTCGACACAAATACACCGAGAGATCTTATCATTCTTCGGCACAAAACTAAGACGTGAACCTGTCACTATTCGAGCTTCGCCAAAGTGTTGTGTGCGAATGTTTTCTGCATTCGCCCACTCAGGAAAGCCATCGGTATAGCGCCTGTACCAAAAGTACAGCGATTGTGAAGTACACGTCAACGGAGAAGAGAAGAACTTCGTATAGAAGTCCCCCCCCAACGCATTGATATTCGCACCTGGTCCGATCCTACCTTTTTCAAGGAGATCATACGGGTGGTCAATCAACGGGTATCCGTTAACAAGCCAAAAGTCCCATATAGCTGTCTTAAAGCCATTAATGAGACATTCTGTCTTCGTATCTAATTTCTCAGATACGGGTAATGTCCATTCC